TAAACATCATGTTGTGTCCAATCCCTTTGCGCTTTTTCTATACCAGCTTCATTATCACGCCAATTAGCGGCTGCATTGGCAGCACCTCTAATACTTTTGCCTGTCATTAATGAGGCTTGAGTCTTTCCCTGCAAAGAACTGATATCATTACCAAATGGTGTTTGACCTTCTACCCTAGGAGCACCAGCTTCCTGCCAATCATCCCATATCTGATTTGCATCATTAAAACGCTGTTCAGTATCAGGGTCATTCATGTAGTTTTCAAACCACGCCCTCATACTAAAATCATCGCCTAAATCATAATCATCTAACGTGTAGTTACTATTACGATCTAGTAAACCTTGATCCCACTGAAATTCTTGCGTTGAATTACCTGTCATCATGCCACCAGATGTACTTGGCGCACTTTCAGGACCATTATCAGGGGTTGTATTTAAAGTTTGAAAGGTTGTAGGCGTTCTAGTGTTTGGTAAAGGTTGTGCTCGATTAGGTATTACAAAATCATCAGCAGACATATTACGGGGATCAGGTATTGGCTCCCATGCCTCTCTGAAACCAAGACCTGCACCAAATGGACTAACAGATAACTTAGCTCTGTAGAATGTACCAAACCGATCTACTACATCTCCAGGTTTATACGCATTAGCACGACTGTAAACAGTTGCATTAAAGGGTACGGTATCCGTAGCTGCTGGTAATACACCATACAACTCTTTAGACAATAATCCCTTGACGGGTGTGAATGTATTAAGACTCATTAGCCTTTTGCCGTTGCATTAACAACCTCCATCACTGCCATCAATGTACTGGCTAAACTGCTTATCGCTATACCCATCCACTTTAACCATTTTTGCACCTGATGCCAAACATCCTGCTCTTTCTGCTTCAAAGCTCTAGCTTCTGCTGCCCTTACTTTCTTACATTGAGCCTGAAACTTTAACCAATCATCGTAGAGTCCTGCCCTACCACTATAAATCATCCACTCCCGAATCCACTCTTCCTGCTTGCGGAGCTTCTCTAACTCAAAAAAGTTTTGTAATTCACTTTTCTTTTTGCTTCTTTTATTACTGCGTCTTGCAATAATACTCTTACAGTTAAAGTAAGTGGCACAGCTATCACTTACATCATAAAACTCTTTACCATTCTGCAAGGCAGTCTTAATCGTAGCAAATGCTTTATTAGCCTGTTGTATTTCTTCAAGCACACTATCGTCTACTCATGAACGCTGTAGCACCAAAATACGCGGCTACAATCGATGCTTGTGCTATGTAAAATAAACCAAGAAGATCAGACAATGCCTCTACCCTTTTATCGGGCATCATAGGTAACATCAAGAAAATAGAAAATATAATCATAGATAACATAGCTATCCATGCCATCTGCTTCTGAGAGTCTGCCTTTTCTTCTCGCAACTCTAGCTCAGTCATTTCCTGATGCCGACTTATCTCATCATCTGTTACAGTACCATCACCATCTAAATCATACTTTTCATACTTGGACTTTCTCTGTAATTTTTTATTTGCCATAGTATTCAACCGCCAAACCTTCTTTTAAAAGCATCTCACAAATATTTACACCATCACTACTCCTAAATGGTGTTGCCAATATCCGACCATACTTACCCTTGCCATGAGATAAAATCTCTAACGTGTCCTCACACAACTCCTTAACTCTTTCTTTGGCAATCAGACCTCGTTTTTTCTCTTCTAAGTCCCTTGTTCTTGTTTCTGGGGTGTTTATACCATATAGCCTCAATCGTTGATTAGAGAGCGTAATACCGAACCCCAGATCAATGTCTACATCAATTGTGTCTCCATCAACAACTTTTAAGAGCTTGCACTTGTAATAATAAGGCTTCATAACTTCTGTGTCTTAAACTTCCAGTCAATACACGTTGTACTTACAACATACTCTTCTTTTTCTGCCCACTCTCGTCCGTTTTCTTTTTCCGTCTTCGTCAGATAATTTATACAATCAATGTGATTGTCAAACGTGCCAGCATATATGGTTGTCTTGCACACTGTTTTAGTATCATCCATCATGCAAATCAACAAAACAGCACTAAATAACTCAATCATTTGTTTAATTCAGCACTAATATTTATGTACGCCTCATTCTTATCTGGTGTTGACTTATCATCTGCAATATACCGACCCTTCTCATCCCTAGCCCGTACCTGCTTGAACTCCCTGTTAAAAAACAATTTCAAATGTTGATCATATAACCACTTAATCATCCTTTGCCAACTCCTTTTACGCGCTCATAACTCCTACCACCAGCCAATCCAAGCATACCCAAAAGAATCGGCATCATCACTGAAGCATCAGCTTGAGGGATCACAACACCAAACCCTGCTGCAATTGGAGAAATCAAAAAATTTACCATTAGCGCAAGTACGCAGACATAGCCGCAAAGCGGTCTCCAAGAGGCTTGAAACCAATTTCCCTTGGCATCAGCTTTCAAAACTTCTATTTGAGACATCATTATCTCTTGATGATGTCGCTCAGATAATGTAGCTATGTCATGAGCCAGCTTTGCTTTTTCATCGGCATCAGGAATAAACTTATCTAACAATCCTGCGACTGGTCCAATCAATGCCTGAAGCATAAATCCTCCAAAATAAAAAAGGCAATGGGGAAACCCACTGCCTTTCTCATAGTGCGTGAAATGTTCATCTTAATCCTTAAATAGAGGCTACAAGCCCCTGAAATTAAAGGACTAAAACAAAGCCAGTTTCAGAACGCAATGGCTCAATTCCAAACAGACGATCTGCTGTAAGGAGTGTTGCCAGATACTCTTGCTTGTACTGAGTCTGTGATCTGACACCAAGCTGCTCCACCAATACCATAGTATCAGTATGAGCAAGGATAGCTGCCTTCACATCAACAGAACTTGCTGAGTTATCACTTGCAGTTTCTACAGTCTGACAATTGTTTGAAACAAATACATCAATACCATAAAGGTTACCAATCTGACCATTTTGCACCGTCTGACCTCCAACAAAGTCAGATGAGGTATAACGATCAATACCCATGATAGAGTTTCTTGCTGAAGGGGGTACAACAAGGAAACGGCCGTCCATAGGCGTACTTGCTTCATCCATCTTCTGAATCAACTCCCTGAATCCAGCATCAGTAAATACATCTGTACCACCAACCACTGTATCTGCACTATATGCAGTAAGACCATTAGAAGCATCAATAAAGAATGAATTGCTGTGAATGTAGTCGGTTGCACTTGCATTACCCTGGTCACCAAAGTTCTGTGCCAGATCATGAAGTGCAGTGTCTACCTGCAAGGCCAATGCATAACCTGCATCATCAGTGTAGAACTGACGCAAGCTACCAAGTGCCTGAACCTCGACAATATCATCAATCAAACGAGAATATTCAAAATGCTGATTGATTGCTACCTGTACTTCAGTAGACGTACCATGAAGAATATTGACCAAAGCACCCTCAGTCTTCTGACTTGCTGCGCCACGATCAGGTGATGGGATATGTATTACATCTCCCTTTTGTCCTTCCATTGACATCTTTTTTACAAGGTTTGCCAATACAAGGTTTTTCTCATAAGCAGCTACAATTTCATCCGACCAAATCTCAGGGATAAATGTTGCTGCCTCTGTAGCACTGATTGCCTTTGCAGCAGTGCCAAACGAGCCACTTGTAGAAGTGACATATGATGGTTGTGTTGCCATGATATTACTCCATTATCTTTTAACGCGACCTTCTGCATAAGCTCTCAATATTTCATCATTCAAAGCATTATACATTTTTCGGTTATTCGTTCTCATTTCATCAAGTTTGAGTTTATGGAAAGTTTGTTTAGAACTTGGCGTAGTCGAACCACGAGTGTTACCTGTTGATGCTGCCTTTACCTGCTGTTTTCTGCCATTAGTGACTGTTTGCGCCACAGACTGCTGACGCTCCTTCCACAATGACATTAACTCAGAGGCTCTCTCATAGTCATAGTTCTGATCCGCGTTTCTAAAATCCCTTTGCCGTACTGGTGAAGCAGCAATCCATTCCTGGAATCTAGGGTCTGCAACAATTTCCTTAGTATCTGGGTGCGTCTGCATTAACTGCTGATGCGCCTGTTGATGCCTCAAACTCTGCTGCGTCTTCTCTGCTTCAACAACTTTTGGATGCCTATCAATTAACTGCTCTACTGCCTTTTCAGGATCAGCAAAGAAATCAATCTCCTGCTTAGGCTCTTCCGTTTTGACCTCTGCCGTCTGGTTTTGAATGTATGAGTCTACAACTTTCTTTAACTCACCGTACTCTGCACCCTGTTTACCAAATGCTCTCTCAACATCTTGGTGCATCGCTATCAGTTCAGCCGTAGATTTATTCCTGTATTTTGCAGGGATCTCCGGCTCTTGCTCCTCAACAATCAATTCCTGTTGCTCCATTTCCTCAACAGGTGTTGCCTCTGGCGTGTCAACAAGTTTTGTACCCATTTTTACTCCGTCTTAAAAAAGATTATGGATGTGGGTTATCAGGGCTTCGTAAAGTTATCCTGTCTTTCGCTCTTCTGCTATTTTCACTTGCCTCCACTTTGCCCAGTTCTTCGTGGCCTTGGGGAAGTCACCGGAGATCGGGTCAAGCGAAAAATTTATGCTGCTTATAATCCTAAATGCCTGATTGGTACATTCTGGACAATTAACCTGATGAATAGAGTTATCCACAAGTCTTTCCACAATATGACCTTTCTCACACTTAAAATCATATAACGGCATATTAATACTCAAGAAAATTGAACGAATTATCTTCCTGAGGTGTCTCAAGATTACCTTCTATACCAAGAATCTCTGTTATTTTAGCAACTTTTCCTTTCCTAAAACAAAGATCATCCTGACTATGAATCGCCTCGATATTGTTTAAAAACCTCTGCTCTTGTACCAACTTATCCTTAAGAACCTTCCAGCCCTCACTCAAAAACATAGTACGCAAAGCATCGCGTTCTTTTTCAATTCTCAATGACTCTTCTGTAACCATCTGTTTACCCTTTCGGACAGATGCTGCATTTTAACATCAAGAAAGTATCGTAAGTCAATACCTTTACTTATAGCTTTTACGTTTTTTCTTTTTCTTTCCTGTCATGTATCCAGGCATAACTCCTCCTATTTGCGTCTTCGCTTTCTATGCAATTTGATATTATCTTTCTTTTTGATACGTTTACTTGGCCTAGCCATATTATCACCACTTTGTTTTATGAGACCAATATCTGGCACTAAAGAAATCAGGTTTAGGATCTTGTGCATTATGCCGAGCATAATACGATTTTCTACGTGCTTTATCTTTCTCACTTTTGGGGTTTTTACCAGCACCCGTCACACCTTGCTGACCAAACCTAATTAATTTTATCTCATGCCCACGCTCTGCCAAGACAACATGTGACTTCGTAGAATGCTTGGGTGTCCTCTTAGGTTTATTAGTACCTGACAACCCATGCTTCTTTAACAATGCTTTTTTTCTATCTGCGTGAGCCACGTTTCTTTTTCAATGCCTTAAAATCAGCACCCGTTATCTTGTTTCTTGGTTTAGCAACTGCTGCTAACTTTTTCTGCTTCTTTGAATATTTGCTTGCTGGCATCATGCTTTCCTTGTTTTTTTCTTGGTTGTGCGTTTTGCTATAAGATCAGAGTCTGCTTTTCTAGCACCACCCTTACCTGTTGCAAAACTTTTAACCCGACCAGCAGCCCATTGATGCGCTGAAACTCCAGGTCTGGAACCTGAACTGTAGTATGCTCCTAAACCTCTCTGATAAACCTTTGCAAGTGTTGCCTTAGAAAAACGACTCGACTTGGCATATTTTTCAAGCACTTCTTCTTTTCCGCTTTTTTTTGCCACTTGCTACCCTCTGCTTGCTTATTTCATCCATTTCTTTCTTGGTTAATGTTCCTTCCTTATATTTTTTTCTGGTTCTTTTTATCTCATCCTCAGTCTTTTTTTTATTCTTCGAACCCCTAACATATTTTTTGGGAACACCACGTTTGGTTTTAGGAACCTTGGCAAACTTTCTCACTTGCGCTTCCTTGCCTTCTTTTTTGCAGTCTCAGAAAGATCCTTGAAGTGAAATAACTTCTTACTATTCTTACCATGCTTCTTACCAGAATGAGTATCACCATTTGGCATCTTATGCGTACCACCCATATGGCGAGTACCGTCTTTAAAATAATGTGCTACACCTTTCATAATTACCTCATTTGAGTGACGTTGCGTTGCGCTGCAGCTTGTTGAGCTTGCCGTCTTTCAGCGAGTTGTCTTTCAGCAAGAATGCGAGCCTCTTCTGCCTGAGCTTCTTTAACCGCAATCTCTCGCTCCTTAGTGAGTTCCTTTGAGATTTTAATCCTGCGCTCAAACTCTTTGTCATCTTCTGTCCCTACTTTAAGATTAGCTGTTACTGCCTTGATCCTGTCAATCTCTAACTCTTCAGGCAACTGACCTGTCTCTGCTGCAAGTTTTCTTGCCCTAGCCTGTGCCTCAATCGCCTGACCATTCAACGCATTTGTCTGTGCGTTCTGGAAACCAAGTTGACTCTGAGCCGTAAGCTGCTGCAACTGGACTGCCTGTGGGTTAGGCTGTGCAGCCTGTCGCATAGAAGCAATCAACTGCTCTCTGTTACTCAAAGACATATTATCGATAATGGCTTCAATCAACTGCTGTTTGACAGGTGAATCCTGCATGGTCTGTAACAATTGGGTCAATTGAGCTATCTCATACTCCCTAGCCACAACACCCAATGAAGTTGTCGCAACAAACTTATAATCACTTACAGGATACAATTCAGGCTCAAACTGCATATAACGATGAGCGGTTTTAGTAACAAAGGGAATCAAAAAGGCTTC